ACCTGTTTTTACTTTTGCACCCGTATCATTCCCAAGACCATCTTCGATGGTTTGAAATGTACTTGTTAAGCCAGTTGAACTATCTGATAATTTTAATAGTCCTTTATAACTTTGATTGATTTGTTGTCCTGATAAAGTTGACATATATTTCTAATTATATTTTTAATTTATAGTTGAGCCAGAAGTAGGAACATAATAACCAGTCCATTCAATCAATGGTAATGTTTTAACCCAAGAATAATCGGGTACATTGCATTGGTCAATTTCCTGAGTTGATATAATCCAATTACCTTGTAAATCTTGTATTGGATTAAAATAAGAATCTGTGGTATATTCTTTACCTTCGATTGCTTCTTTCTCTATAAGTGTTAAAAGTCCTACTAACATATTTTTAATTTTATACTTGTCGTCCTAATGATGTTTGATAAGTTTGTACTCTCGTTCTCAAAGTTCCCAACTCAGCTACACTCAAACCTAAAGCACAGAATACCAAAGATATTCGTTTATTGAAATATTCATTGATAGTTCCGTCAGAATTTCTAGCTCCAAATACCAATCCGTCAACATCAACAGCCGCATAAGTTGATGTGAGCGTTGTAGCACTACCATTTTGTTGTAAAGTATCATTTGAACCAACTCTCGTAACACCATAGAAACCACCATTAGCATCCGCTGTTGTGGAATTAACTGTTGCAAGTGTGGTATTAGAAGCATAAGGAATTGTAAGTGAAGCTCCTGAAACAACACCGATTTGTGCTAAGTCAATAGAAGAATCATAAACCCCAATAGGAACCTCATTTCTAAATGTTAATTCTTGGTTGATATACACACCAAATCCAAATGTCGCGCCAGTACTAGGTAGAACATTTGTTGTAGCCCATCCATTTGTTCCATTAGGTGTTGCACCACTTGAACTATGTGTCCAACCTCCATTGAAAGTAATATTCATACCAGCGTTTATACCACTGATTGCATTTGATGCCGCTGTTCCACCTATCAAAGGTAATAACTGAATTAACTTCGAGAATATTCCGTCAGATTTCAAACTCGTATAGAATTGATTTGTGGCTGCTGACATAGTTGGTGTGACAGTTCCACCAGCACTAACAACTCTGTTCAAGTAAGCACCAGCATCAGTATCCATAGGAAGATTGGTTGGTGTGGGGGTGTTCGTAGAGGTGATGGTAGGTGTAATTGTGCTTGTCAAAGTTGGTGTATTCGTGGCGGTAGGAGTATTTGTCGGTGTTTCAGTATTAGTTGGTGTATTCGTGGCAGTAGGAGTATTTGTCGGTGTTTCAGTATTAGTTGGTGTATTTGTCATCGTTGGAGTTATGGATGGTGTTGGTGTAACGCCTGGACATCCTCCCTGTAATGTAAATGTAACACCATTAGAAGGATAAAGTATTCCAACAGCTGAATAAGTTATGACTGTTGCATAACCACTAAATGGAGCAAATTCCCACGTTGAACTTTCGGTATTCCAAGTTGAAGTTGTTGTATCCCAACCTAATGTTCCACCAGTAATCAAATAAGTGTCTCCTACACTCAGAGTTCCTGGTACATTTTCAAATCTAAATTGATTCGATGGATTTCCACACTCCTCGAAAAGATAGATGTCATAAGGTTCAGTAGGTGTGGGCGATGGAGTACTCGTATTTGTTGGTGTAACAGGTGGAGTAACAGATGGTGTGGGAGTTGGCGAAGGACTTACAGGAGTTCCTTGTGGTACAACACCACCCTGTTGAATAGCATTCTCATAACCATCAACACGATTAAATCTTGAACGCTTTACATCCCAACTATCAAAGGGATTAGCATTTAATGGAACCTTTGTCTTTCCAGCTAAAAATTGTTGTGGAGAATAATAGGTTTGTTGTTTACCTAAAACACCCCATAATCTTTTGTCTATATTTTTTCCCATAATAATTGAGAGTGGCATAAGAGTTGGGGAAGCACTGCCTCCCCGAACTCATTGTATTTTTAGCAAGCACAGCTTGATAGAGAAAGTCCAACAAGGGTTGAAGAAAGAGACCCTGCCAATTTCTTAGCTGGTTCTTTTTCAAATCCTTCAAGAACAATCGTATATCCGTATCTGTCTGCGAATGCGGTTCCAGTTTCAGCTGTCCCTGTTTGCAGAGCCATTCCGAAATCTTCACCGAGATAAAAAATATCACCTTCGTTTGTCTCAACAAATACCTTCATATCGGTATTTTGAGCCAAGAGTTTAATTTGATTTCTAGTGGACTGTTGTAATTTTAAGAAAACCAAATTTACAATTTGATTATATACGACAGTACCATTTTCTAAACTCGCTTGGATTGTCTCAACAAAGTTTGATGTATTTTTCTCTACTTGAAACTGATATACAGTTCCGCCTGTAGCTCCAACGGTGAGGATTTCTTGGTCACCATTTTCAGTTGTACCAGTAACACAACCAGCAACGATGTAAACATTTTTTACACCACCGACTGCATCACGACATCCTTTGCATACATTAGAACTTACAAAACAAGATGAAAAACTCATAACTTTTGTTTTTTAATTTTTTGACTTTTCAAGTCCGTTTATTATGTTAAACCGTTTGTGATTACAAAATTCGGCCAAGCAAGTTGTACACCGATTTTGAAATTACATCTCAATCTAACTTCATCGAAATCTACAGAATAGAACATCTTAAGGTTGTCCATATCGCTCATTAAGTCAACACCTGCAACCGCATAACCGGCTGGCATTAACACAACAAGATTAGAGTTCAAAAGACCTCCAACAGGGTGAACGAGGATGTTCGTAGCTGGATGGAATGTTTTGAAATCTTGATAAGACCCTTCAGGATTGAAGTGGTAGTAATTCGCAGTTCTATAGTTAATCAAATATTTTCTATAGTTTGCGTGAGACATAAACACAATCCAGTCAGTTCTGTTTACAACGTCATCAGGGATTTGCTCAATAAGAGCATCTACTTGAGAAAGTGCAGTTGTAGATGCGATTGGTGATTGACCAGAAACTACAATACCACCTGTTACAGTAGCTGTATCCGCAGTTGTACCACTTACACCTCTAACCAATTGCTTAATACCAGAGAAACAAGTTGTAGCTGAAGAAGCACCCCAAATTGTATTCTCAACGTATTGAGAAATCTGAGCCACCTTAAGCTCACTTATTTGCTGTTCGAATGGTACTGTCTCCGGTGTTGAACCAGGAGTCAATAATTGACCCAACCAGTAATTATTCAAATCAGCAGGACATAATGTCTCGTTGATTTTATATTGACATACAGTGATGTCTCTTTGTGTATAGATAGTTGAACCTGATGGAGACCATCCACAAGTACCATCTTGCACATAAAGGTCTGAGTTTAAGAGATTTATAGCTTGCGACCCTTTAACTCCGGGTTGAACTTTAATCAACTTAATGGTCTCAGATTCCAAAATTGCTCTTCTAATCAACTCTCCTCCAACTTCGTCTGTGTACGTACTGAGTGAAGAAAGGTTAAATGAAAAGTCATACTTTTTGTTTGCCATTTTCTTTAATGTTTAAATTAGCGTTTATTATTTGAAACCTTGTCTGATTTTAACAAGCTGAGAAATATAATCATCTTTAGCTTGATTTAATTCAGTTTGAATTTGGTTTTTACCCATTCTTACAGGTTCTCCCGCTGGTTCCTTAGCGAATTTGGAGACCTTCTTTTTCATTTCTTCTTGGTCAGCTACAATAGAATCAATTTTATCTTTGATTTCACCTAATACAGCCATAACCTCTTTTTTGAAACCTTCCATATTGTCGTTGCCTTGAGAGAGTGCCGGTGTGGTCATACCCATCTCTTCTTCAACCTCTTCCATTTCAGTTTCAGGAAGTTCAACATTTTCTCTTTCAGTGATTTTTCCGTCTTTGGTCATAATCTTAATAAGAACTTCTTTACCTTCACTATCTTTGAGCTTTAATTCGTGCTCGCCGTCTGGTGCTGGCATTTCTTTCCCATCAGGACTTACAACTTTAACTTCTTCACCTACATCAAATGTTGGGGATTTTACAACTGTACCATCTTTTAGCGCAGCTTCTACGAAGTTTTGTTTTTGTTCCATATTGTCATAATTTATTTTTTGGACTAATCCGTCCTTAATTGTTATTTTGGTTGTGTCGTCCAACTCAAACTCACCATCAGGTGCTGGTATTTGCCCGTCTTTATTTATAATATAAATAGGTTCTCCCACCGATAAATCACCCTCAGTAATGATTTCATCACCACTTTCTTTGATTTTGTAGGAATTGAATTTATACAAACCAAGCAGTTTATTAATTTTTCTTATAGCATCTTGGTAATTCATACAATTTGTTTTAGGATAGTTTTGATTTCTTCAAGTTTATCGGTAGTATCTTTATTGAACTTTGCTTTCTCAAGAAAATAACCTTGAACGGAATATCCGTTTAACTTACCTTCTTTAATTTTATTCCATATAGCATCATCTTCTATTTTCATACTTACCATCCAAGTTCCCTTTGGATAATTCATACCGAATACTTGTTGTTTATCGTATTGTGGGTC